GGTACTCAACTAGCAGATGGAATTGCAGTTGGATTAAGCCCTGCAAAGCTCGCATCATCTATTCAAGACTCATTATCAACCCCTGAACGCTCTTTGACTATTGCTTTGACAGAAGGCTCACGCGCTGCCAATGCTGCAACTATGGATTCTTATGCCGCACTTGGAGTAGCGCAAATTCAATGGGTTGCTGCTGACCCTCAAGATGAGGAGTGCGATATTGACGGTGAGATAGTTGATGTTAATGGTGAGTTCTCTAATGGTTTGACAGGTGATGATTTGCCAGTTCATCCAAACTGCCGTTGTTCTACAATGCCTGTTGAAACAGATTATGCAACATTTGATTACGGTGCTGCTTTGGATGAAGCTCTCAACGCAGACGAATGAAATAAGCATTACAATTTAACATAATCCGAGATAAGGAAACTCAATGGCTCTTAATCACTCAAATATCACCGTCGGTACAACTCCAACTTTGCTAGTCACAATTCCAAATGGTGTTGGTTATGTAGCCGTTCAAATTAATAACCGAGATTCAGCCGCAATTTTTCTTGGCGACAATGCGGTAACAAATACAGTTGGTGTAAATGGTGGCCAAAATCTTGCCGCAGCAGGTAGTGTCCAAATATGGATGCACGGTAATGATTCTCTCTATGCAGTTTCAGCAGCAGGTACATCAACAGGCGCAGTTTCAGTTATCTACTCAGCCTAAAACTTATGTCAGAAACTTTTGTTCCACCTGCGGGTGCAGCGAGCGCAGCAAAACGCGCACTTGGCTGGATTGCAGATGGTAAGGCTGGAGATGGTTTTACTAGCACAGGTAGAACAAGAGCAGGACAACTTTCAAGACGAGAAGGATTATCAACCGATACCATTATGCGTATGGTGAGTTTTTTTGCTCGCCACGAAGTTGATAAAAAAGCCGAGGGGTTTAACCAAGGCGAAAAGGGTTTCCCATCAGCAGGTCGTGTTGCTTGGGATGCTTGGGGTGGGGATGCTGGAAAGTCTTGGGCTGAAAGTATCGCTTCAAAATTAAACAAGGAGAAAGCAAATATGGCTACAGATTTTACTAATTCGTACGCAGCGATTATTAAGCAAGAGAAGCAAGAGGATGGTTCACTTTTAGTTTATGGAAAAGCAACTGATGACTCTTTGGACATTGACCAACAAATCTGTGACGATGCTTGGCTTTCTTCGGCTATGCCTGAATGGTTTAAGTCAGGTGGAAATATCAGAGAACAACATTCATCTATCGCAGCAGGAGTAGCAAAAGAATATGAAGCTAAAAAAGATGGTCATTACATTAGCGTTCTTGTTGTTGATCCTGTTAGCGTTAAAAAAGTGGAGTCAGGCGTACTTAAGGGATTCTCAATAGGTATCAAGTCACCTCGCGTTGTACGCGATCAAAAGGCGGCTAACGGTCGTATTATTGACGGACAGATCGTTGAAGTTTCACTTGTTGATAGACCTGCTAACCCAAATGCCAAGTTAATGCTTGCTAAGAGCGTTGAAGGCGAAACATCACTTGTCAAGGTTGAGGAATACTCAGAGATCGAAAAGAAAACAGATTATGAGGCAATTATTCCTGAGCGCAAAGGCTCACCTGCTAATAAAGACCTGTATGCAGAAGTAATTGCTGCTGCTAAAAAGAAGTTTGAAGTGTACCCATCTGCCGTTGCGAATGCGTGGGTATCAGGTGAATACAAACGGCGCGGTGGTACATACTCTAATAAAGAAAAGGGAAAATCTATGTTGGCAGAAGTTATCAAAGAGTTACAAGCAGATGCAGCCAAGTTCGATCAAGCATCTTATGATGCTGCTCGCCGAGGTATTGCTCAACTCATTATTTCAGAGGCAACCGAAGTCGCTGAAACAGACTCAGATGAGCGCGATGACATTGACACGCTCCTCTCAGCACTTAAGCACCTATTTAGTTTCCGTGATGGTGAACTAAAAGAAGATGAGGATATGAATATGACAACCAATGGTTCAACTATTGAACTTTCAGCCAATAAAGAAGCTGACTCAGAAGATATGACTACTGCAGATTGTGGTTGCGATGGATGCGCTGCTTGTAAGGCAGACGGCGGTTGCGATGACAAAATGTGCAAAGGATGTACCAAGATGGATAAGTCAGCAACAGTTAATAAGTGCCTAGAGTGCGGTTGCCATCAAGTCGGCGAAACTCACGGTCTATCACAGGTCGTTGTCACAGGCGCAGCACCAACAAATGAAGTAGCAAATGTTTCTACTGCAGTATCACTCGATACCTCAGGCTCAATCAAGTCAGCCGAAGGTGAAGAAGTTGTTGCAGAAGATAAGCCAGCAGAAGAAGTTTCTGAGGAAACTCCTGCTGAGGTTAAAGAAGATGAAATTCTTGATGAGAAGTCAGTAACGGCTATCATCGAGAAGGCTGTAAAGAGTGCGACTGAATCAGTCAAGGCTGAGATCGCTGATCTTCAAGCTGCAACAAAGGCAGCGGAAGATAAGGCGGTGGCTCTTGAATCAGAACTCGTAGCGGCAAAATCAGCAGCACTCGCCGGTGGCCCAAAGCGCACAGGTCGCGTTGCTGTAACTGATACAAACGAGCTACTGCTCAAGGCTGCTGAATACCGTCAAAAGGCATCAGCAACCTCAGACCCAATTCTCGCCAAGGGTTACAAAGCACTTGAGAAGGAATTTATGGCTAAAGCCACTCCTTCAAAGTCTGTAACTTCTGACGAGGAATAACCCACACTCGAAAGGAACTACATTGGCTCTACAAGCCCCTAAGGCTGCAGACCTCTTTGGTGATGAAGTATCACCTAAGAAGGCAGCCAAGCGTATGGATGAATTTCAGGACACCCTGAATAAGTCTTTCGCTACACCAAACACAAACGGACTTACACCTGCACAAGATTCAACAGCAATGTTGGAATCACTAGCAGCAACAAAGTCACTTGCTCCTGATGCTCTTGCAGGATTGAACAACGCAATCGCGGCACAACGCCTTGCTGTTCAGGATATGCAAAAGGACATCACAATCTCAAGCCCACTCTCAACATCTTTCGCAGCCTTCGATCTTGAAGCACCTGCAAAGCTATTGACACCTCGCCCAACACCACTTCGTAACCGCATCCCTCGTAAGAAGGGCGTTGGTACATCACACCGTATCAAGCGCATCACCGGTTACACAGGTACAGGTACAGGTGGACAAGGTCAGATTTGGCCGGGCGTAACAGAATCTACAACTACTGCTTTCGGTTCAATCAACTTTGAGCGTGGTTCAAAGATCAGTTACACAGCAGATGACATCATCCTGCCTTACAACTCATACTCACTATCTGACAGCGTTTCATTCGATGCTAACTTCTCAGGCCTCGGATACCAAGACCTTCGTCAGTTGTCATCAACTTCTACCCTCTATGCAACAATGCTTATGGAAGAACGCATGATGCTCATGGCACGCGGAACTGCAACTGGTTATGCCGGTGCTCTTTCTGCTCCAACAGTAACCGTAACTGCTCCATCAGCAGGTACAGGACAAGTTGCTCTCGCTAACAACACCTACTACATCTATGTAACAGCAGATGCAGGTATCTCAGGTTCAGGTTTCGGTGAGTCAATCGTTAATACTGTTACTTCACAAGCAACTTCTTCACAAGTTTTGAAGATCGTTGTAACTCCTGTAACTGGTGCACTTGGCTACAACATCTACATCGGTACAACAACAGGTGTAGCAAACGCTAAGTACCAAGGAACAATCAAGAGCACAACTGGTTACATCGTAGGTGCTGGTTCAGCATCAGTCGGCGATACCCTTGTGTATTCAACATCAAGCTCAATCCTCGCATCTCGCGCATCAGCAGATACTTCTGCTTACGCAACAGGTTATGACGGAATCTTGACAACTGTTCTAGGTGCTAACACAGGCTACAACAACGCAATCAACAGCACTTTCTCAAATACAAATCCGGGAACAGAGTTCCAAGTTGTATTTGCTAACCTTTACAACTCAGTAAAGGCCGATCCTGATGAGGTATTGCTTAACGGTTCAGACCGCAAGCAACTCTCAGATGCGATCAAGGGTTCTGCAAACGCTAACTACCGCCTACAGATTTCACAAGATGAGACCTCAGGCGTTACTTACGGTTCAGTAGTTAATGGAATCGTAAATGAAACCACCGGAAAAAGCGTTCCTTTGACGGTACACCCTTGGCTTCCACAAGGTGTTGCTCCGACACTCAGCTATACATTGCCCATCCCTGATACAGAGGTAAGCGATGTTTGGGCAAACTACATGGTGCAGGACTACATGGGAATCCAATGGCCTGTAACTCAGTTCGCTTATGAGTTCTCAACTTACTTCAGAGGAACATTCTTCTGTGCTGCTCCTGCTTGGAATGGCGCAGTTTCAGGAATTGTTGCTGCTTAGTAAATAGAAATCTAAATGGGGGGAGAGTCGTAATTGGCTCTCTCCCTGTTTCTTAGGAAAGGCAAAATAAATGGGCAGATTAGTACCGCGAGATGGTTTCGCAAGAGAAGTAGAAATTAAAAGGCAATCAGGTTCTAAAGTTTTACGCGCTGGCAAAAATGGAATCTACAATGTTGAAAATCCAAAAGACATTAAAGCTCTTAAGGCAGAAGGCTTTACAGAGGGCAATTTAGCGTTACACACACACGGAGATAGCGACCGAGGGTACACTTGTACCAACTGTGGGTTTGGTTCTTGGTTTATCAAATGTTCGCGTTGTGGTCACGAATCGTCAGCCCCTAAAAAAGACGGAGATTAACAAATGGCAGCAGTATCCCCAGTAACCCAATTCTCATCAGGCTCATACCTGACAATCGCCGAGTATAAAAACGCTCCAACCGCGATTGACTATAACAATTTGGTTAATGGGGGTACTTCTGCTCAACAGGATGCCGAATTATCAGCCGTTATTCAACGCGCTTCATCCTTCATAGATATTTATGTGAACCAGCCTCTTATTGCTCAGAACTTCACAGAGCAATCTCGTAGCCGTATCACCAATGAAGGTTACTTGGTCATTTCCCCTGACTACAACAACATCGTGTCCTTAAACAGCCTCTCATACGGCTCTGTGCCTACAAATATGGTCGCGGCATCAGCATCTACCCTTGCTGCTTGCTGGTTTGAGAAGTCACAGGTGATCTACCCACTATCTCAATTAGGACTTACATACAGCTCACAAGGCCCACTATCGTTTGGCTTCCCACCTACCAACGGCACAAAGATTTATGCCTCATACAACTACACCGCAGGTTTTTGTAATGGAATGATTAACACCGCTTCGGCTGGCGCAACCTCATTCACAATGATTGACCCAATCGGTTTGACTGCTGGAACGCTAGTCACAATCTATGATGGCGCAAACACCGAGCAGGTTGTAGTTTCACCTTCTTACACATACGGCTCTAGCACCGTCAATATCACCTCTGCTCTTAAATACACTCACTCAGCAGGTGTAGCAGTAGGCAATATGCCACAGGCGATTAAGCAAGCCGCAATCCTTCTTACAACTGACTTCCTCAAAGTTCGTGGCGATAACTCATTGACAATGGCAGTAACTACCCGCGCATCAAGTGGCCCAAGCGTTCAATCTATTGTTGGCTCAGATATTGAACTTGCCAAGCAACTACTCGCT